TCTTCCAACTCTTGATCAGTAAGCTGCCTAGGAGTAGTAAACTTTCTACCTGCAATAGTGTAATTATAAGTAGCCATTGTTATTCACCCTCCATGACCTCTTCAATAACTAACCCGCTAGGAAGAGTCCTTTTGACTGTTCTGTTGTTAACCGGACCAACAGGGAGTTGTGTTCCTGTGCGGACACTTTGCTGTTGCTGTTGAAGCCGTTTAATCCTAGCACGGATTTTTTCTTCAGAGCTTTTTAAAATACCTTTAATGGCTTCAGGCTCAAGCTTTGTATCACCAGCCAACACGCTTCGCAGATAGGTAAGTTCTTCAACCGTATCAGAGCCACCAAAATCTTTAAGACGAGGGATAACAACTTCACCGATGTAAGACCGAAACTTTTGAGTGTTTGCAAGCCTTTTTTTATCCCCGATAACTCCTTGAGTAGCTGCGGATACAAACTCTTGAGCGGGACCGTAAAAGCCCGCATAGATTCCTTGAGAAAGCATATTGTTAGCTTCTTTAAGAGAATCTAGAGCGTCATATCTATTTTGAACAGCTAACCCTTCCTCTGCTACACCTGTTCCTGCCTTTTCAGCTTCTTTCTTGGAACCGGCAGCAGCTAATTCAGACGCAAGAGCGGTGAGGCCTTCACCTAACGAAGTACCAGCAGCGCCTAGATCTTTAATAACATCCCCTGTGTCCTTATTGATAAGCACTCGCCTGCCGTTGACTGGCACTACAGCAGTATTAATCTTAGGTGTCTCAATATACGTTTTAAAAGCAGAAGGGTCAGCAGCAATACCTAAAGCTTCTTCCTCAGACAAATCAGGATTCTTTCGACGGATAACAGAAGCCCGTCCTTTAATAGCTTTTTGCTCTGCTTCCATCCTTTCTACATCAGCTTTTCGTTTTGCAGCTAACTCAGAAGCGGTTAAAGCGTCTGTACGTGCTTTAGATGCACGGATGTCAAGCTCAACTTGTTTTCCAGATTCTGCTTGATATTGCTTTTGCATCTGTGCAGCTTTATCAATCATACCTCCTTCATACAGAGTTTTAATCATGAGCGGATAAAACTCATCGATGTTTTGAGGATCAACTCCAGACTCCATCAGTTCCTTCTTGATCTCCATCAGCTTACGTGATTCTGCAATGCGAGGATCTTCAGGAATAATACCGGCAGCTTGACCAAGACCTTGTAAGCCTCGACCAAGCATAGTACTACCCATGTAACCAGCAGTAGAGATCTGTTGACCTAAAGAGCCTTGACCCCACTTCATAGCTTGATTCATGTCTTGCTCTTGCTGCTGCTGCATAAGAGCTTGCTGAAGTTCCTGCGGAGTAGGTCCGAACATGCTTTGTTGCTGTGCCATCATAGCTCCTTAGAAGTACTGACCGTAGTCTTGGTTACCATAGGCTAGACCAGTACCAAAGCCTGATTGACCAAGGCCAGTACGACTAAACATCGACTGCATACCACCAGGATTGAATCCACCAAAGCCTCCACCACCACTCATCATCATACCACCTAAATTAGAACCAATCTGTGCAAGACCCATGTTGGAGCTAAGACGTGCTTGATTACCCATTGTCTGAGCATTACCGACATCTTCCATACCACCAAGCGCAGCTAGTTTGTAATACTGTTCTTGATCAGCAGCACTCATACGCATGTTCTGCCAATCCTGGAGATTACGACTGCGATCAGCTTCACCAAATCGCATGTTCATTTCAAGCTGGTTGTTCAGATCATCATTCATGCCATAGCCTTGATTGAACAAGCCAGTAGCACGATTGTAGAGACGATCCATCTGACGATCACCAGCACCAAAGCTTTGATCCATGAGTTCAAGATCTTGACGATTCTGCCTGTCAAAGAGGCTATTGAGCATCGGGTTAGACTGGGATGTACTGGAACCACCCACAGGTGTTTGACCAAATCCAACCAAGCCTTTACGTTGCATCATTCCAACAAGGTTACTGAGATTAGCTTCTCGACCTTCTTGAAGAAGTCCTTGACCTCGGTTGTATTCTTGTTGAGCAAAAGCTTGTCTGTCAAAGTTACCTAACTGATTCCTAGCTTCTTGAGACTGACCATAAGCCCAGTCCTGAAAGCCTTTAGCAGTAGGGTCCATCTCAGCAGTGGCTTGACCAGTTTCAGGGTCAATGTTCCAGCCACCAAAGCCTGTACGAACATTCCAAGGAGTAAANCCTGTAGGCTGCTGTGCACCAATAGCTTGAGAACGTCCTAACGCATCACGTCCGTAGCCTTGAATCTGAGCCTGTCTTGCTCGGGCTTGAGCTTCAGCACGCCTTGCTGCACGTTTAGCTGAACTGCGNCCAAACAGACTGGAGCCGATTGAAAGAGCAGCACCAGCAGCAATAAGAGGAAGAGCCATAATGTGTCTGCCTTACAGTAAAGCGATTTTCTGAATGAACATCAGGGCAAAGAATCCCGGCACTTGTGCTGTACCAGAGACTGAATGCTGGTGTCCTGCATCAGTGCTAATGCCGTGAGCGTGAGGAGCGCCACCACCTGTTGCACCAACAACAGTAGCAGCACCATTAGGAGTACCACCGCCTGTGGTGGCAGGATTAGTACCAACGCTGTTGTTTTCGCTGTATGATGTGTAGCTATGAGTGTGTGAAGGAATCTCAGCCTCTACCAGCGTATGTCCCGCTGTAGTGCCTGTGTGATTGTGAGAACCAGCAGTAGCAGCAGTACCACCAACAGGAACAGCAGTAGCACCAGGAGTATAACCAGCTACACCATTCTGTGTGTAAACACCACCAGTAGCGAATCCAGCGATGAACCTGTCTCGCAGATTCTGTGTACCGTTATTACCGTCACACATTACCCATCCAGCCGGGATAGTGGAAGGAATACCGGCAAAGGCTTTGATGGTGCCAAGAGGTTCATAAACGTTGAGAAGATCCCTGACCCACTTAGTCGTAGGAATCACAGTAGAGCTTTCTCCAACAGCGGGTGTAGGCGCTGTAGGGCTACCAGTGAATGCAGGAGAAGCCTTGTCAGACTTGGTAGCTACTGCTGTCTGGATGGAGTTGAATTCAGTATCAATCTCTACACCCTTGACCTTCTTTAACGGATCACCACTGACTAGTGTATCCTTTACAGCAAAGTTTACTGACTTGACGTAATCACTCATATTAATATCTCTTTCCAGTTGTTACGTGAATCTCTGTATTGAAGATCACGTATTCATTTCCTTGGATGTCTGTTTCAATACCGAACTGAAGATATTGTCCTGATAAGGAACCAACAGAACGAATGTCAAAGAGTTGCGGTCCTGAGAAGTATTCAGCTAACCCGTATTCAGAGATACCGTATTCGCTATCTAGGCCACTGATACCAGAGACAATGAACGCATCAGCTTCAAATACATCAGAGTAATCAAAAGCCCATTTAACCAGAGTATTCTGTGAAGCTCCTGTACGGACTCTAAAGGAGATGTTCTTCAGGAACTTGAAACTCTCAGGAGTACCAAAGTCAACGTAACCACTGAAGTACTTCATCCGATACTTGTCAGTGCTAGAACCATAACCGCTGTAGAGATACCAAGTATTGATACCACCGAAGTGAATGTCTCGGTCAATGTCAGAGATCATACACGCTACAGATTTAGTCTTATCCCAGATAGTAACGCTAGGGCCAGCATCACTCAGGACTCTGGTGTTAAAGCAGTAGATTGTATCAAGAGCAGGGAACAGCAGCAGATAGCACTGTTCTGCTTCCCACCAGCATCCTTTGATTGTGGTGTAATCAGAGGTAACAGTAATGCTGTTCTGAAGCAATGAGTGAACAGTATTAGAAATATCCCCGATAGGAAGTTGTCCATCAGAGTTGATGAGACGACCAAGGCTGACTACACCTTGCTTTGCTAACCAGACAAGATCAGAGCCAGTATTGGCTACACTGTCCCTACTGACACAGCCGACACCTTTAACTACTTCATCAATCTCAAGAAAAGGAGTAGCATCAGGGTTTACTAAATAAGTAACAATCTGTTTCTCACACAGAACAACTAACCTGTTACCAAAGCTAGCNAGAGCAACGATGTTGTCGTTACCGATGATTGCTTTACTGATGTCAAGCGTACCTGCACCNGAAGTATCAAAGTTAAGAGGATTAAGCTCTTCACTGAACCAGATGGTGTACTTGTTGTTAGCGTCATTGGCTAACCATACACGGCCAAAGGCAGACAAAGCAACATCAGGTTTAGCACCAGCAAGCGTTGTAGCAGTGATTGTCTGCTGTGTCCACACACTAGCGATCTTCCTCCAAGCAACAGGAGCATGAGTTCGTTGTACAGCAAAGACAGTGTTCTGAAGATTACAGAACTGCCAATCACCACCAGTAACAGTCAACGATGCAGTGATGTCAGTGTAGGTAGGATAACCAGCGTAGATCTTGGTTGGTGTAGTCCAGATGAACTCTTTAGTGCCATCAGTGTTAATGACTTCGTAGATCTGTTTGACTGAGCCACTGAATGCAGATGTAGGCGGTTCAGCTTCAAAGCCTTTCCTTGCAGCTAATCGACTATCACGGCTAATGATGCAGTTAATAGCTGTCTTTGCAAACTTCAAAGGAGCCAGAACTCCAGAGTCTTCGGTGTTTAAACCAAAAGAACCTGGAGAGGCTACGTTCTGTGTTTTTAGTTGCTGCATTACTCAGCAACCCAGACAATTTCATCAGGATGCAGCGAAGCATCAGCAGCAATAGCATCACTCAGAGCTTGATTGTATCGGGCTTCAGCAACAGAGGAAGCAGTGCCACCGTCTTCACCACGTTCAGTAATTGCACGCGCAACAGTGCCTTCAATGACTGGACGATTAGGAACCCAGATGTGATCAGTGTCATTGACAAGATCAGGCTGTGATGCACAGACGTTGAAAGTCAGGACATAAGAAGTGTCAGGAATAGGATACACGTCAACAAGAAGATTACCGTTGGCATCAGTACCGTTTACGTTGTAGTAAGCAGGAGCGCCTTCAAGCCTGTCTTGCAGATAAACCCTTTCAGCATTCAGAGTACTCATCGGGAAGAGTTGAGTCTTACCAGTATCGTTCCAAGCATTCAGGATATTGGTGCCTGACTGTGCACCGTTAAGCACATAGTTAAACACGCCTGTCCCTGTTGTTACAGAGTATGTCTGACGCAGAGCATTCCAGTTCCAAGAATACTCCACCTCATCCTTGACATCATTGACAAGATCACCAATCAGTCGAGAATAGGAAGTAGCATTAACGGATGTAACTTCCTTTTCCCTGATCCTGCGTAATACCGTATTCACTACTTCCAAGTAAGTCATAGCGTCTTCCTTACAATCTCAGTAAAGAATTCTTTCATCTCACTGAATCGTTGATCGATCCTAGATTCAATTCGATGAATCTCTTCTTTCTGAACGTATTCGACTTTAACCTTAGTAAGCTCTTTGTCTAAGCTATTTAGCTTTTCATGGCTATCCTGTAGTTTTTCCATCATACCTCTCCACAGCATACCGAAAATTGCTACTATGATTGTTAAAGCCGATGACCAGATTAATTTGAGTAGATCCCATTCCATATAAGGCTTTCAGAGACAGCATCGGTTAAACCCGCAGATAGGGCATACTTCAAGAACAGAACACTGTGTACTGTTGACAGTACCGTCTGAACTCCCTCCGCGATTAAAACCTTTGTTGCCTAAAGAAGCATCGGCACGGAAACAAGGACAATCAGGACAAGCATAGAACGTGGGATAAGCTTCACCAGTCGATGTTGTCAGACTGCCTTCACCTCGACTGAAGCCTCGACGGTTATCGACACTGCTGTCTACGTCTGCTGTAGCGTTGTTGTTGACAAACAGTAACGTGTATACCTGTGTATCAAAACCATACGCATTAACAGCTTTGAGTGTGATTGCGTATGTACCAGCTTCAACAGCATTGATCGGTGTACCAGAGATCGAAGTACCAACGATACTAAGACCACCAGGAAGAGTACCGTCAATCAGTTCAAGCGTAATAGTCGGAGTACCGTCAACCTGAATCGCAGCAGTGTACTCTTTATTGACAACAGCGATTGGAAGAAACGTCGTGCTGATGGTAGGTGCTGTGGGTACATCAGCTACAGACACCTGAAAAGCAGCATCAGCAGTGCCAGCAGCGTTAGTGGCCCTGATGACAAGAGGATCAAGCTCACCAGTCTCAGTAGCAGTTCCTGTGACCACACCAGCACTGGACACAGACAACCAAGAAGGTCCGCTTACTTTAGAGTAAGTCGGGCTTGGTGTACCTGCAATAACTTGAGCAGTGTACGTGAACGCTGTATTGAACACAGGAGACAACTGAGGTGTCACACCCCAAGCAGGTAAGACGTTACCTACAACAGGAGGTGCTGCTGTTTGCCAGTTACCTACACCACCAGACAAGACAGTAAACCAGTTACCGATGGCAGTAGCAGGACTAGGAGGATTAGGAGGCGGTTCAGGAGGCTCAGGAGGAGGTGTCCCTGTTTCTCCTAAAGAGTCTGTAGCAGATGCAAACACACTGGGATAACTAGCCCTGATGCTGGCTTCAACAGTGGTGTGATAGACTACGTACTCAAACTGAGGCCACTTAGCAGTAGCTAGTTTGTGATACGAAGTACCTAGTCCGGGGTTACCGGGAGCGCGAGGATCAGAATACCAGTCACCACCGATAGCGATAGCAAACCTAGCAAAGTCACGATCATCTGTCCTTGCAGCGTCATGAACCACTAACGAATGCTTTGCACTGACAACTACGTCAGCAACGTCATTGATGCCAACGCTACCAGTAAAGAGACGCCTTAGAGCAAAGCCNTGATAAGGCCAGTAACCTGCTCCTTCAGAAGCATACGGAGCGTTAGGATCATACATCAGACGAACTGATTGATAACCATTAGCTTCAGTACGGAAGTCTTCCCAGATCTTGTCGTAGTCTTCGTAGCGGAAGTTAGGCCAAATAGGAACACCACCCCAGCTATCAGATTGACCAATCAGTACCCATTGACCATTAGACTTTTTCTTGATCCAGATCTGCCAATCCCACCATTGACTACGTGTATTGTTGATCCATCCTGGAGTATGATTGATACCCCAAGGATCAGCACAGTAAACATGGTTCCAAGCAATGACGGTATTCCAGAGCTTATCAGGATCTTTATAAGGAGCCTGTGATTCAGCACTCATCCAAGCAAGCTCAAGAGAATAGTCAGGATTCAGTGAAGAGAAGGCTTCAGGACCGTTGTTGTATCGTCCTTGAATGTTGGAAGCCCTGACGTACTGAGAAGAGTTACTGCCACCAGCACGTCTACCTGTCGGTGGTGCTGTGTTAAGTTGGTATGAATCCGCGTAACTGAAGCTACCCGGTCGTCGCATATGAAGTGCAGCGGCATCAATCCATTTCATGATCTATCCTTAGACAACAGTGCCGGTGATGATACCGGAAGTGTCTCCAGTGCCACCGATGACTCGGACCAATCCTCGGACAGTATCACCAGTAGAAACACCAGCGGGAAGTCCAGAAGTAATCTTCAGCTTACCAGCAACAGCGTCTCCAGACAGTCCTGTGTATCGTTCAGCAAGAACAACATCAGGATCGCCATTACGCCAGACAAACGCTTCAAGACCTGTGTCAGCACTTGTGAAGGTGTCGCTACGAAGAGTAAACTCATACGTAGGGCCAGATCCAGTAGTAGCTGCTTTGATCACAAGCAGTGCACCAGAAGCAGCACCGTTAGAGCTACCAGTGACTTCACCAACAACAGCAGTGGTGGCAGTTACTTTAAGAGTAGAGACTTGACAACCAAGTAGTGTACCATTAGCTTGAGCAAGCCTGGATGTCCAACCACTAGGATTGACAGGAACACCGAAGTAACCACCAACGCACAGAATAAGAAGATTGTCTGTCTGTGTCAGTGTGCCTGTGCTAGGAAGCGTTGTTGTGTTACCAGTGGTGGGGCCAGTGCCTAGCATTGTCTTGTCAACAGCAGAAACAGTAGCTGCTTTTTCAATCTCAAACAGTACACCACTGACTTGAACGCCTGCACTACGATTGATCGTCAGTGTGACAGTAGGACTGCCAGCAGAGACGTTTAAAGCGTAGGATAAGAATACGTTAGGAGCGTAAGAAGCGTCAGATCGGACGTTATCAGGTGTAGACCAAGTACCACCACCAGAGACACTACTCAAGAGTCCTGCTTGATACTCAACAGTTTCTCCAGCAGTGCCAATAACAACTAGCATCGAGCCAGCCGAGACAGGCGAATCGAAGCTAACGCTAATAGAACTATCCTCACCAGAAACAAGGATTTGTTTCGCTTGTTTAACAGCAATAGCATCAAAAGCCATGTCTTATACCTCTACGGTTTACAGTTTTTGTTTCTTTGACTCAGCTTTTGGCTCAGTCTTTACTTCTTCAGTAACTTCTTCGTACTCAGGGTGTTTACGCATCTGTTCGATGTCAAATTCTTGTGTGAACTCAGCCACATTACCTGTATGTAAGCATTTAAACTTAGCCATAGCAACCTCTAAACGAAAAAAGGCAAGGAAGCGATTAAGCCTCCCTGCCTTTTATCAAGCCAGTTAGGCCGGAACGATCAGCGCGAAAGCAGCCGTCGGCACATCAGCAAGATCACCCTTACGGAGAATCTGCGTACCATACAGCGTATCCGCAGTGAACAGATCAGCAAGGTACTCTTGCTTGTACTGAGTCTGCGAACGAACCTTCATCTGTTCAACGAGGACAAACGCATCCTTGTGGAACATGAGGGCTGCTTTAGCAGCAGTCGAGCCAGTGGTCGATTCAGTGTTAGGCGAGACATAAATCTCAACACCGTAGAGATCACCAATACGACCGTTACGGATCGTGTTAGCAGCCCCAGCCTCACCCGTGAAGCCTTGCTCAGTGAAGCGAGCAATACCCATGAGAGTGTTACGGCTCGACGGAGGAACCACAAGATAACGATCTTCCATCGGGATATCGTTGTCATCAAGACGCTGAATCGTGCGACGGATAGCAGCATCAGTCAGTGCACCAAGACCCGTGTTAGCGCCAGCAACATACNCCGTGGTGCCATCAGCACCAGAGAACCCAGTAGCGTAGGCAGCAGTAGCGTCAGCACCGTTGTTGGCTTGACGACCAAGACGGAACAGGTCAGTATCAACCTGACGGGCAAGAGCGTAACCAGCGTCTTCAGTGTAGAAGCGACGCTGCGACGCAAGAGCCTGAATCTTGACGATATCTTCGATCAGNCGCGAATGCTCATAATGCTTGTTGATGTTGACAACAACTTCAACTTCCTGGCCGTACTGAATCTGCACGGAAGCAGCCGGTCCTTTGACGTTAGCAGTGCCACGCAGCGGAGCCGGAATNTGAAGAGTCAATTTGTTACTATCTCTTTCGAGACGGGTTAGTCATTTCTGCTAACCTCTCTGTCTTTCGTACAGAGTTCAGACTATATCTTGTGTCCTTAGACACTCTCGCATGTAGTCGTTGGGGATAATGGAACCTTTCCTCGTTTGTTTAAAACTTGACACTCTTCTTGTAACTCAAAATCCTCATCATCGTAACGAGGTTTTTGATTCTTTTCACGCTGTTCCATCTTTTTATTGACGTAGCGTAAAACAAGAATTGCTTGAGCTTTTTTACAAACTAAATACGGAAGTAGTGCTTCTAACACTGTTTTAATATATTGCATGTTTCGGGTGGATACATGATAAGCATCTTTGTGTTTATCATTTCCAGACTTTCGTTGAAAAACACTGAACGAAGTTTCAAGTTTATCCAGCAACTCAATCACATAAGCAATAACACCTTCATGAGTGTTTGTTACGTTGATTGTAGGACAAATCTTTTCTCGACCGTTTTTTTCAACATGAGTGAAGATTGTAATAGATCCTTCACCATCCCAAAAACCAGCTAACCAAGCTTTCTCGGTTTCAGTCAACATATTAGTTCCTTTCCTGCTGATTACCCTCTGTTTAAAACAGACCCTTGTTTTACAAGTGCCTCACACGATTTTTACTAAGTAGTACGGTGAGTTCTAGGGACTTCCAGCAAATAGCGAGATTTTTAACCCATTACGGGTGCGACACTGTTACTTATCGCCCTTCTTACCAACGAAGTTCATCTTGCGAACAAGGTTCGCCATGACAAGCTTCTTCTTGTAAGAGACAACGATCTCGTCGCTCCAAACCTCGGGGATAAACTTATCAGAGCGTGCAAGCGTCTGTGCGCCAGCAGGGATTGTAGTACTAGTAGTAGGCATTGTAACTCCTAATTATCGGTTATCGAACCCTACCGTCTGAATAAGCTTGCATGATCTCATCTTGCATAGAATCATAACGGTCAGGGTCTGTGGACAAAAGTTTCATAAGGTCTGCACGGCGGAAAATCTTCTTAGGTGTTTCCTGCGAAGAGCCAGCAGAAACAACAGCTTTTCGTAGACTACGGTCTGCGGTGTCTCGGATCTCTTGGATCTCTTCAGTGGCTTGTGTCGCTTGTCGACGGCCCTTCAGTTCCTTGAATGTCGAGAGCAGTTCATCAGCGGAGTCATAGTCAAAGTTCCTGTCAGCTTTCATGTAAAGCTCAGTACGGATCTTGGATTTCTTGACCCATTCAACGAACTCAGGGTCTTGAACAATATCGTACATGTCAGGATGACTCTTTTCAACTCGCTGAAGATTTACCATCTTCTCATACTCAGCAGCTTTTTCTTCAGCTTGTTTGAGTTTTGGATGAGAGTTAATCACCCGCTCAACAGCTTTCTTTGGATCAACGAAGAAGTCGATTTCCTCAGACTCTTCTTCTTTCGGTGCTTCAGCTTTAGGTTTGAAGGTGCTTTGAATCAGTTGATCAGCAAGCTTTCGTACTTCACCAATCTCTTGACCTTGACGACCAATAAGCTTTTCGCTTTCTTGGTGCATTGCAATGATGTCTTCAATCGATTTACCCCGATACTTATCAGGGATCTTTGATTCAATCACTGGTTGATCTGCTTCCTCCTGAACGATGTTCTGTTCATTAGGTTCGTCATCATACTCATCTTCAAAGATATCAGCCATATGCACCTAACTCCTGTCGGATATACCGATTGTAGGATGTATTGAAATTATTGGACTAGGCGTCTTGTTGACGTTCCCTAGCTAGTTTTGTTGCTTCTACGTGTTTACGTGCCCAAGCATCAGCGGCAGTGGGNAAAGCCCCGGTGATGCCTTCTAATCCAATCCTTGGACTTGAGATAACACGATTAGCAGCTTTATGACACACAGAACAGTAGATCGTTCTTTGCTCATAATCGGTGTATGCCTCGGTACGGTGACCGTCAGCACATTCATACTCAAAGATTCTCTTCATTCTCAAGAACCTTTATTGTGAACTCACAGGTATCTTTCCAGGTAACGATCCAGTTCAGAATGTCTAGACGACCTTGCCTTTTGAACAGGTCTTCTTCATTCTTGATCGACATGATGTCTGTCTCTTTCTTGATCATGGAGTTAACTGTGTCCATGAGGTCTTTCCAACCTTGAGATGCAAGCATGTCAAACTGGTTCTCAAAGTACTTTTCCAGTTCTTTATCCATAGCAACCCTATATAGTTTTAGTTATTCTATAGTGTCAGTATTATACCACACTTTGTTAAAAAAGTCAAGTACTATTTGACTTATCTTAAATCTGGTGGTAGCTGTCTCCTTTCTCGTTCAGAATACCAAGCAGCTTCGCAGTGGTCCCGTTCAAGAAAGAAGACAGCATTGATTACTCGTCTAGTAATCCTCCACCTGAGTTTATGCTGTTGACGATGCGCCCTTGAAGAGGTGGTTTCATCAGGATAACCACCAATCAAGGCATTAAGCAGTTGCGTAACAGCAATCAGGATGTTCCAGATCACGGCTCTGGCGTCGGTTCCGGTTCAACGATAGGATCGACAACAGGCTCTTCAACAATAGGTTCTTCAACCACAGGCTCTTCAGGAATCGGCTCAGGTTCAGGAACAGGCTCTGCCGGATCAACAGCAACGTCATAGGCCAGGATCTCGGCAGCACGTTCTTGAGTGATGAGTCCTTGCATCACAAGGTAACCAACGCCTTGTTGGACTTCTTCAGAATACAGCACCACTTCAGCAGACTCACGCACTCGCTTGAGAAGACCATCAATCAGAGGATCAGTCAGTGCAGCAGCAGTGACGGCATCATTCTCAGCCGGTGTAAATCGAAGAACGTATTCACCAGAAGAGACGATGCCAACCTTGAACTGGTTTGCATAGGACACAGCAGCACTATTGACCACCATGTTCATGTATTGTTCAGCACTGACCCATTGATCAGCGTTAGCTGCGTTGTAAGCATTGGCAGCAGCCTGGATGCCTTGTTCCTTGAGAGCGTCACTTACTGTGATAGTAATCATTCTGTTTCCTCTTGAGTTTTATCCAGTTGTTCCTGCACCTTGATCGCAATCGGCAGCGCAGCCTGCGCCGCTTGCAGCCCGCCGCTTTTCGTGGCGAGATCAAGCAGGCCGATTAACTGTTGCGCTTCAGTTTTGGTGAGTTCGATGGTCATGGTCATGCCGCCACCGCGAGGACTTTGTAGGCCGTGCCCGCAGCGTCGTAGATGGTCAGGGTGTGGGTCGCCGTCGGCGTCTCCGCGACCGCGTTAGCTTCCGTCGTGATCTTTCCCTGAATGTTCGTGAAGGCGCTGTCGTCAGCGAGACGGGCTTGCAGGCGCACGGTGTCGCGCTTGAGCGCGGGGAAGGCGGAGGTATCGCCGCCGAAGTTGACCGCCGTACCGGAAGGTCCGACGATGCGAAGCGTGTTCGCGATGGCCCCGGTCGTTGCCTTGCCGAACAAGTAGGTGCCGGAGGGCCAGTTCAGCGTATTGCTGCTGCCGACGCTGACTTCACCACCAACGCTCAGTGACGTGCTTGTGGTTACAACTCCGTTCGCCGCGATCGTCAGCCGCGTCGTCCCATCCGTCTGGAACTCCAGAGCGCGAGCAGAGCCAGCCACCGCACCTTTTTCGGTGCCGATCCGCAGGACGTTCGACTCCCACGCGATCTTGCCGCGCTCAAAGTTGTTCGTTACGTCGGTGAACGTGTTGTACAGCCGGAACGTCTGCGCGTTGGTGCCGTTGCGCTGGGCTAGGGTGTTGGCGGCGTCTCGGGCGAGGATTACATCGGTGTCCACCACAGTAACCCCGATGGCAAGCGCGTTGGCAAACCGCATACCAATCCCGCCGCCTGTCGCCGCCGCGACAATCGATCCATCAACAGCAAAGCGCGTATTGTTGCCGTCGAAAAAAATTCCGCTGTCCGCATCAGTGCCACGAAACGCAGGCGCAGAAGCTGAACCGTTCTGGGCGGCCACGCCGCCCGCCTTACTCACACTAAACCGACTCGCCCCACCAACCTGCAAGTCCATCAGCAGCGAGGTGGAGAGGGAACTGTCAGTTCCGATGACGTTATATTTGATGCCGGTAAACTGGGTAGCTGTGCCCCATGTTGCCGACATATCTCCGATATTCTGTGGCATTAAATTCTCCTATTCATAAGAGACGGTCATGAATAGCGCATCGCCACCATCCGTCACAAGTAGTTGTTCACCGTCAGGGCCGAGTAGCGCGTCCGAGTACACATACGCCATATCCTTCCCGAACGTCTTCGTCTCGACGTAGCCCTCGGTCTGCGTCAATTCCGTCGGGGTGACGGTGCGGCCGAGGACGATTAGGCTGTGGAGGCGTCCGTTGAAATAAATGCCCGTGCCAGCGCGACCGCCAAGATACAGAGGGTAGTTGCCGAAGTTGCCAGTGCCCTGCGTAGCTGTACTTGTCGCTACTTGCAGCGCATTTGTGCGCACCGAAAGCTCAGGCGTCGAAATGCTGTCTTGTGCCGTAAGCACAAACGTCAAGGGGGCGGCAAAGTTTGCAGGGGTAACCTGCGCTGGCGTTACGCCGCCTGCGCGGAAGAGTATGTCAGTAGCGGCATTGCCGCTCTTGTCGAAAAATCCAAACGAGCCATCATTTGTAAACGAATCAACACTCGTTTCTAGAACTATGCCGATACCTGCATTACTCAGCTTCCGCACCCCAGCGAGCACGCTCATCT